TTTCCAATAACTATTATAGATAATTTTTTTGATGAACCAGATAGAATTGTAACATTTGCAAATTCTTTACAATACCATCCAAGACAAAAAGGAGATTACTGGTATGGTTTAAGAAGTAAACCTTTACACGAAGTTGATAAAGGTTATTTTGAATGGTCTAGTCAAAAAATATTACGTGCTTTTTATAAAGATCAAACACTTCACGTTTGTAATACTTGTTTTCAAAAAACACCTGGAATAAAAAATATATCTAACGAGGGATGGATACATACAGATAAATGTTTAATGGCTGCAATTATATACTTAGATAAAGACAATATTTCTGGAACAAACTTTTATAAATCTAAAACTTTTGGTAAAGAAAAATTTGTTAGTTCTGAAATATATGATAAAGATAATTTTACAGAAGAGGAGTTTGAAAAAGCAAGAAATCAAAACAATTTACATTTTAAAAAAACTGTAGAGGTTGAGGGATTATACAATAGAGCAGTAATATATGATGCTAAAATATATCATGGTGCAAATTTGCATCCAATAAACACTGAAAGATTAACACAAGTTTTCTTTTTTTACAGTATAGAAAAAGATTGGTTTCCTATAATTTCAATAAGAAAGTTTGAAGAATGAATTTAGAAAATTATTATTGGTGGTTTGATTCTATAATTCCTCATAGAGTGTGCGATGAAATAATTAAATATGGTTTATCCTTTAAACAACAATTAGCAGTTACAGGAGATTTTCAAAATAAAAAAGAATTAACAGAAAAAGATAAGGAAAAATTAAAAATTCAAAGAGATTCTTATGTAAATTTTTTACACGATCCTTGGATATACAATGAAATAAATCCTTTTATACATACAGCTAATCAAAGTGCCGGTTGGAATTTTCAATGGAGTATTTCAGAAGCATGTCAATTTACAAAGTATGCTTTAAATCAACATTATGATTGGCATTGTGATGCTTTTGGTAAACCTTATACTGAACCACCTTGGAGAAAAGGTTTAATTAGAAAACTGTCCGCAATAGTTGCATTATCTGATTCTTCTGAATATGAAGGGGGTGAACTAGAATTTGATTTTAGAGATAAATCTAAAAAAGAAATTGTTGTGTGCGATCAAATTAAAAATAAAGGTTCTGTTGTAGTTTTTCCATCTTTTGTTTGGCATAAAGTAAAACCTGTTACTAAAGGTTTAAGATATAGTTTAGTAGCTTGGAATTTAGGAAACCCATATGTTTGATAAAGTGTATGCACTAGGATTTCCTATCTATAGATTTTATTATGATAAAAATAAAATAGATGAGGTTTACCAAGAATTATTAAAACTTGAATATAATAAAAATCCTAGTAATATGATGTGGTCAGGAATGAAAGAAGATGGGACAGGAATAAACTTACATTCGTTACCACAGTTTGAAGAAATTTTTTTGTGGTTTTACGATTGTTTAAAAGAAGTTAAAAAAGATATGAAATTAACTTGTGATGAATTAAAGATAGTGAGTTCTTGGGCTAATCTAAATAAAACAAATCAATCTTTTCATTCACATCAACACCCTAATTGTTTTATGAGTTCAAACTATTATGCCTCTGGCATATCAAATGACAAAACTGTTTGGTATGTAGAAAATCCTTATTTTAAAAATTCTAACCTTCAACCTATGTCTAGCGACGATGTAGATAATGGAGGTTTATATTTAAAACACGTAGAAGATACTGAACCTGGTAAGTATGTGGTTTTTCCTCCGTCAATAATGCACTATGCTACAGAGAACACGGACCAAGAACCAAGAATTACTATAGCTGCAAATATATATCCTAATGGCACTATATCTTGTGGTGGTGTATCTAAATTAAAAATAAAGGTGGTAGATTAATGTCTTTTAAAGAAAAAAAATACACAATTAAAAAAGAAGCTATCTCAAAAGAAATGGCTAGATTTTTATATGAATATGTTTCATTAAAAAGAAAGGTAGCTAGAACTATGTTTGATGTTAAATATTTGTCTCCCTACACAGAATATTTTGGAGTTTGGAATGATCAACAAGTTCCTGAAACATACTCTCATTATTCAGATATAGTTATGGAAACTTTATTAGAAGACCTAAGATCATTAATGGAAAAAGAAACTGGTTTGGTTTTATTACCAACTTACTCCTATTTTAGAATATACAAAAAAGGAGATATTTTAAAAAAACACAAAGATAGAGCAGCTTGTAGTGTATCAACTACAATGAATTTAGGTGGAGACCCGTGGCCAATATTTATTAATCCAAATCAAAATGAAGGAGTTTATAAAGCTCAAGACTATGTTCCATCTAACGGTTCCGGAGTAAAAGTAGAATTAGAACCGGGTGATATGTTAATTTATTCTGGATGTGATTTAGAACATTGGAGAGAACCTTTTGAAGGAAGTAACAACGCTCAAGTATTTTTACACTACAATAATAAAAGTGAACCAAATGCTAGAGCTGAAAAATTTGATAGAAGAATTCATTTGGGCTTACCTGCATGGTTTAAAGGGAAAATCGTGCAAGATTTTAAGTAGATTTTTTAATGATATTCCAGTAAAGTAAAGTAAACTAGGAATAATATGCTTCAAAAGATAGGATTTCAGCCCGGTATTAACAAACAAATTACACCTACAGGTGCCGAAGGGCAATGGGTAGATTGTGATAATGTTAGATTTAGATATGGATCACCAGAAAAAATAGGTGGTTGGAATCAGCTAGGCACACTAAATGAAAATGAGTTAACAGGCGCAGGCCGTGGACTTCATCACTATGTCAATAGTTTAGGTAGAAGATACGCTATTATAGGCACAAACAGAATTTTATATGCATACTCGGGTGGTGTATTCTATGACATACACCCAATTAAATCTACAACAACTCTTACAAGTGCATTTACCACAACCAACGGATCACCAACTGTTACAATAACTTTTTCAACAGGGCATGGTATTAATCCTCAAGATATTATCTTATTAGATAATTTTACTACAATTACAGGATCTAACTTTGGCGCATCTGATTTTGACAATAAAAAATTTATGGTGACATCTGTGCCAACAACTACAACTATTACAATTACAATGCCTTCAAACGAAACTGGATCTGGTGCAACCACATCTGGTGGTATTAGAGTTCAACACTACTATACCGTTGGTTCAGCTGTTCAACAAAAAGGTTTTGGTTGGGGCCTAGGATCATATGGTGGTGAAGATGGTTCTGCAATTACAACAACATTAAATGGAGCTCTTGGAGATAATGCTTTTGGAACAGGAGGATCAGGAACAAGTATTACACTTACAAGTACAACTAACTTTCCAGATTCAGGAACTAATTTTATTTTAGTAGGCACAGAAGAAATATCTTATACTGGCGTTTCAGGAAATAATTTAACAGGAATCACTAGAGCTGTAAGAGGAACAACTAGAGCAGCGCACAGTGATGGAGCTACCGTAACTAATTCAAGTGATTATGTTGCATGGGGTGAAGCAGCATCTGGTGACTTAGTTCTTGAACCTGGTATGTGGTCACTAGATAATTTTGGTGACAAAGCAATTTGTTTAATACACGACAGTGCTGTATTTGAGTGGGACTCTAGTTTATCAAATGCAACAGATACTAGAGCAACAATTATAACTGGTGCACCAACTGCATCAAGACACATGGTTGTATCAACACCCGATCGTCACTTAGTATTTTTTGGAACAGAAACAACTATTGGTGATACAGCTACACAAGATGATATGTTTATTAGATTCTCAGATCAAGAGAATATTAATATTTACACACCAACTGCAACTAATACAGCAGGCACACAAAGACTAGCTGACGGATCACAAATAAGAGGAGCTATTAGAGGTAGAGATGCAATCTATGTTTGGACAGATACAGCTTTATTTACACAACGTTTTGTTGGTCAACCATTTACGTTTGCCTTTTCACAAGTTGGAACTAACTGTGGACTTGCAGGACAAAATGCATGTGTAGAAGTTGATGGTGCAGCTTACTGGATGTCAGAGAATGGTTTTTTTAGATATGCTGGTAAACTAGAATCACTACCATGTTTGGTAGAAGATTTTGTTTTTGACGATATAAATTTAGAATCTGGTAATCAAATGGTATCTGCCGGATTAAATAACTTGTTTGGTGAAGTCATGTGGTTTTATCCACAAGCAAGTTCTTCTGTTGTAAACAGAATGGTTGCTTACAATTATTTTGATTCATCACCGCAAAGACCAGTATGGACTGTGGGTAGTTTGTCTAGAACTATGTGGCAAGATTCTGCGGTATTTACTAAACCGCATGCATTAGAGTATGATGCATCAACAGACACATCTTTTGACGTTGTTGGAAATACTGAAGGTAGAACATCATACTATGAACATGAAACAGGAACAGATCAAAATAGAAATGGAACTATAACTGCAATAACTGCAAACATATTATCAGGAGATTTTGATATTACACAAGCAAGAGCACAAGGAACTGGACAAGCAACAGGTGTTGCAACGTTTAGAGGTGATGGAGAGTTTTTAATGAAGATAAGAAGATTTATACCAGACTTTATATCTCAAACAGGCACAACTAGAATAACTTTAAATTTAAGAAATTTTCCTAATGATACAGCAGCAAGTTCATCATTAGGCCCATTTGATATTACAACGTCTACACAAAAAGTTGACACACGTGCAAGAGCCAGAGCTATTGCATTAAAAGTAGAAAATAC